TTAACTGCCTTTTCAACTTTTTTAGGAGCTTTTAAAATCGCCCCCATTGCTTTAGATACTTTCTTTTTACCTTTATGTGCGTGTGCCATGTATATCCTTTATTGTGTTAAAAATTTGTAAGTTGGGGTTTCTTTAAATTCTTCTAAATTGGATGTGAAAGCCTCATAAAGGGCTTCAATATTAACAGGAATAAAATCACTATTGTATATCATTCCAGAAGAAGTTACTGCTTCTGAAAATTCTTCAATACTATTCCAAGTTACATCACTAGACTCTTTTTTGAATCCTACTTCTGCGTCAGTTGCGAATCTTGGTAATTCTTCTGGTTTTACTGCTTCTAACTCTTCAATAAGGTCTTCTTTACTGTGTCTTCGATCTAACTCTATTCCAAGAGTTCTACCTTCTTTTTCTAATTCTTTTTTTGATTTAAAACTTCTAGATTTTGCCACTTCACTTCTCCTATTGGGGTTTAATTTTCTCTTCATAATATTATTTATAATCCCCCAATCTTGCGAAATTCAGATTGGGGGCACCACAGTGGCTATTGACCGATGGGAATCAGTCTAGGCTTTTTCTCATCTGGAATTACACGTTCCAGATTCACAATAAGCATACCGTCTTGGAGATCGGCATTTTTAACAATGATATCATCACTCAGTTGAAACGCCCGAGAAAAAGTTCTCTTGGCAATTCCACGATGTACAAAACCGATTTCATTGTTTTCATTGTTTTCATCATTATCAGCCCCATTATCTTTCGCGATAGCAGAACGAATGGTAAGAGTACCTTCAGTTACTTCTACTTCAATATCACTTTTTGAAAAACCAGCAAGAGCTAGTTCAACAACATATTGTAGTTCATTAAGTTTGCGAATGTTATATGGTGGATAACCCGACTGGGCTATGTCCATATTAGAAAGACGATTAAAAAATCCATCGAATCCAACGCTGAATCCAAGCATTTTTTGTAAGTCTTGTGGTGTGGGGAATGTGTGTGGTGCTAATGTATACATAGGGCCTCCTTTAAAGCGAGGTTAATATTACACTCCAATCTTCAGCACGTAGACTTGGAGTAATCACGAACAGAAATACAAAATCTATTCGTGGATTAGAGGTTACCACAATTGGTCAACCTCAGTCGCGCCAACCTTCTCCTTTGAAGAGATGTTCGCAACGATGTTTGAAAACAGTCCAAAGTAGACTGCTTAAAGAATCTGAAGTATAATTTCCCGATTCCTTTACTATCAATTTATATTTAGTCTTCATAAATTTTTCATCAATTTGCCAATTACTATAAAAGTATTTAGTCATAATGTAAAAAAAAGTGAAAAGGGTGGTTTTAATCACCCTTTGTCAGATTATATAGGATTACTTCTTGGAATAAATTCCCCAAAGTACCCAAATTGCTGCTAGGCCGACAAGTCCTTCACCACCTAGTTGTTTGACTAGGCCTACTACTGAACCAATGACATCAATGCCAATGAAAGGAACAGCTGCTCCAAAAATGATTTGAAGAACCACGCCTAATGCGATTAACGCAAGACCAGCTTCTGTAAGACTGCGAATCCAGCCAATTGCTTTTTCTAACATAGGATTACTCCCTTTTGAATTAAAGTTTTGGCAATATAACTTATTTTGTTATTTGCCAGTAGAACCAAATCCACCTTCTCGCTCGGTCTTTTGAACTGGTGGTTTTTTGATTTCGGTTAAACCATGATATATCTTTTTCACCAATTCAGCTTGACATACTCTATCTCCATTATTTATTGTTTTTGGAGATTGAGATATGCTAGTCATCATAACGAAAATAGGATCTACATAGTCAGAATCTATTATACCTTCACAATTTGTTAGGTATAAACCCTCGTTCCAAGCCAAACCTGACCTAGAATGAAGACGAACTGAGTAACCTTCTGGAATATCAAAAATTAATCCAGTAGGAATCATTACTCTTTCCATGTTATTAACCTGAAGAACTCCATTCCTAAAGGGCTTTAAGATTACTCTGTTTAGAGTATCTTGTCGAACTTGATATTTGTCTTGTCCATCAAAACATGCATGAATATCGAAACACGCTGAACCCTCTGTTGCATAAATGGGGTCTTTTGCGTTCGGATGTAATTTATAAAATTTTAATGTTTCATTCTTTATTGTTTTGGTCGCCATCTTCAGTCCTTTTACTTCCAATATTATATTTTGCTGTAAGATCCCATTGGTCTTTTTCTTTAAAAGATAGGATCTTTAGTTGATTCAACGGAACAACTAATTCACTTGAAGATTCTGGATTCACTAGTGCAATTAAGCCCCATTCCGATAAAAGATTTGCTATTGTGTTACGTCTTGCTTGGTCGTTTTCTGAATAATTGGTTGGTTTACCATCAAGTGCAAATAATTCTTTAAAGTGTACAATATAATATCTACCTTGTTTATGTAGAATGTGACAAGATTGATATAATATTTTGTCTTTTCGGGAAGCTACCCCGATTCTAGTAAGTGTTTCACGCACCTTGAGAAAATCATCTGGATTTTCCAGAGTGCACTCTACCATGTTCTCTGTTCCTGTTGTCATTTTCCACTCCACCTTGATTCAGTTTGTTTATGATATAAGCTAACTGATTCTCAGACAGTACCCTTAGAGCATCCTTAGCTTTTTCATAACTAAATCCATAATACTCTTTCACCAATTCAACATTCTGTAGTTTCTCTGGTTTCAGCCACTTACTATACCTTCGTTTCCTTCTTATATTATTTATAAGATAGTCAAACTGAAGTCGGCTGTCAAGGTGGTGGTTTCGGTTCATTTCATTTACTTGAAATATAGTGTCCATAAAGAAAGATAGTCCGCGATTCACGATAAAAGATGAATACTTCCTCTCATCTTGTGGAGTAAGCATCACATCTTCTTTGGTTTCGTTAATCGCTTTTAGGTAATCAAATGGACTCATAGTACTATTATACCATATTAAGGTGTTTTGTCAAGGCTTTATTTTAACGCTATTGCACCGACAAATGAGTGGTTTCTCCAAAATGGTTGAATTGTAGAGAATCCGGCGTAAGATATCATGTGCTCAAGTTGTTTCCATGTAAGGGGTTTCATGATGTTTCTGAGTGTTCTTTCCTTATCCATGATGTCTTCTGTACCAAAAGCTTTTCGTTTGTAATCATAATAATTGAATGTAATCATGTCCTGTACCAGAGCACTTTCACAGATAGTTTTTTCTGCAAAAATGAAAGCTCCACCTTCATTCAATCCAGCATAGATATTTGAAAGAACATTTTTTCTATCTTTCTTTGGCATAAACTGTAGAGTGAAGATAGCAGTAACCAGATTAGCATTTACTATTTGAAATTTACGAATATCTTCCATTATAAATTGTACATTATTAAATCCAGCATCATTCAATTCTTTCTTGCGGTCTTTCAAATCTTTTTTGAATCCATCAGCGATTTCAATTCCAATAAATGAAGCTTCAGGTGAGTGGTCTTTATTATACTCCATCATGGCTTTTGTATTTTTTCCTGTAGAACATCCAATATCAACTATGTTAGTATTATCTTCTACAAAATAACGTGAAAGACTAATTACATCTTCCATTAAGTTTGAATAACCCCGAATTGAATTTTCAATATGTTCATCGAATCCTTCTTCTCTATGTGCAAAAGTAAAATCAGCCATTGTTCAACTCCTTATAAGGTTTAAGTACTTTCTTGTATATGGAATCCGCTATAGCTTTCATCATTAATGGTGGCACCATTCTACCCATACGTTCAGATCTTTGCTCCCACTTTCCTGTTAGTTTAAAATCTTCTGGTAAAGAAGTGAGTCTACGAGTTTCACCCAATGCAAGTTTTCGCATTTCACTCCAATGAATACATCCACCAGAAGCCGTGATGGTGGGCGCTGGTTTGAATCTTGAAATTCTTTTCATATTAAAGTGATGTCCTCTAGGATGATAATCACAACCAGTTAATACTTTTTTTGGATCAAGTGGCATTTTTGATGCTGTCACAAAATGAGAGCCCTTTGTAAAAGATTTTGTTAGCATTTTTATTTCTTCTTCATCATACACTAGGTCACTAAATGCATTTTCACAAGTAACTACTTCACTAGACTTTTCTGGAAATATACTAGCAATGTTAAGAGAAGTAAAACCAATCGCATCAGTTACATCTTTACGAACTGCAATAAAAATAACTCTCTTTCTTGTTTGGGGTACTCCATAATGAGATGAATCTAATAGCATGGAAGATACATTGTAACCAGCATTTTCAAACGCTACTGTAATTTTCCAATAATAATGTTTTGCTTCACCCATTAACAATCCCGACACATTCTCACCAACAATAACTTTAGGTTTAATATCTTTTGCAATTCTAATGAACTCAAAAAATAAATCTTCAATATTTTCTACTTGTTTACCATCAGAATATTTTTTAGTTTTACCAAAACCAATACTATGACCACTACCTTGTACTACAGAACCAGCCATAGAGAAAGCAGAGCATGGTGGCGAACCATCCAAGATATCAACTTCTCCTACTCCAATATTAGCAGCAGTCAGAAGGTCTTGTCCTGTAAGTTCCTTTATGTCATCTGGAAGTATAGGAGTGTTTGGATAATTTTCATGATATGTATTTCTGGCCTCTTTTACAAATTCATTGATACACAAAATCTTACCACCCGCCAAACGATATCCTGTAGAAGAACCACCACCACCGGCGAAGGTAGATATCACATTGAACTTGTTTTGTGCTTCTCCGGCACGTACATCTTCCATTGTATATTTTTGATAATCTGCTGAAATGGGTTTTGCATCTTTTACATGCTTAACAAAATCTTCAGATAATGTAGCTGAAACTGTTTCTGTTCCTTTATAATTTGTAACATCTGGTTTTTTAACATGAGAAAAATCCAATTCCTCAAAGCCCGGTAAAGCTGTAACTTCTGGTTTCATATTTTAAACTCCTTATAATGAAGATGGAATTTATATCCTTCATACCAATCTCTTGTAACATCCATCATTCGTTTTCTATCTTTAAAATTGATCTTACTATTATTTAGCAGAGATTCAAAGAGTTTATCTACACCAGCACCTAAATGTAAATTTGTGTGTTTTCTTATTTTTCCAAAACTTTGTAACTCTGGAAATGCATTTCTTATGTGATGTTTCTGTACTGGTATGTTCAACTCTTCCCAATTAAATAGATAAAAATATTCTTTAACTACAGAATGTAGATATGGTGTTATGTGTTTCTTGTTATATCTTTCTACAAGTTTATTGTGCCACTTGAGTCCTGCTGAGTTCTCTGGTAAAAAATATATGTCTCTGGCTTCATCAAATGTTTTAATATTGTGTGGAGTATCTTTAAAAAATTCATGGTATCTTTTTTTACCTTTTTCACTACCATATCTCATCTGAGCTTTTTTACTCACACCAAAATAACCATCGGCACCCCAGCCAGTGAGAACATACTCTTCAGTAATATATGGATACATATATAAAAATGGAAACACACATTCAAAGTGGGTTTTCTTTTTACATTCTAATTCGACAAGTGTAAGCCAATCATCGAATAAATTATCTGTAGGAACTATTGTTGGTTTGAATGTCCAACCCATTTGCTCAGAAAACTTTTGAGCAGTTTTGAAATCGTAAGATTCGTTTCCTTCAAGATGGAAACTATAGGCTACAACTTTCTTACCAACATTGTGTGCGGCAAGTGCCACTGAGAGGGAGTCTACACCCCCACTCAACAGCACTGCACATTTTTCAGTTGGTATTTGATTTTCAATAATATCACATAATAAAGTATCAATCATTAAGCAGCCTTTTTAAAATTTTCTTTATAGGTGTTTAAATCTGTAGTACCCATGTCTATATTATATTTAGCCCTAACCATAGATAGGTTACTGTAGACAGTTTTTC